ATATTAGACCACTGTGCCTGATCCGAATGCACCGTCGACTGCAATAGTCATAGGTGTCACCCAGACAGGAGCGTCAGGACTAGTTGTCGGTGCTAGACTTGTAAAGAAGCCTTCACCTTCGTAGTAATGAGCGCCAGAGGCGATGCCGTTCCAATAGATTTTAAAATCTAATGCGGACTTGTTTGTTGACATATATGCGATACCTAATTCTGGTGCAGTTGTACCTGTACTAGCGTTAGTTCCGAAATATGTTGTTGCATCAACAACAATGTTTGTGCTGATTTCGTTGTCAGCAGGTGTACTTAGTTTACGTGTGTCAACATCCGAGAATGTTGTGTATGAGTAAACACCAGTACTGTTCGTGATTGTTACATCCTGAACGAATGGAACAGTAATTGCTTGAGCGGCGTTTGCTAAATTAGCACCGTTCAAACCGATCACGATAACTGGTTGAGTACCAGTTGTGTTGGTTGTAATTCTTACATTAGCCATGATTTCTCCTTATGTGTTGGCGTTATTGAAATTCGAGTCTTGTTAATTCAAATGTCCAGGTATATCTTTCTCTTTGTGTACCATAGTTTAATTCTTCAGCATAGTTTCTTTCAAAGTAACCATCTAAGAATGGTACTGTTGTACCAGGATAGTTTTCAGTTACTAAGTTATTTACCATGTCTCTTACTCTGTTAACATTAGGATCTGTTTGGAAACTAATGTATGCAATGTAAAAGGTATCTGTAGCATTATATATGTTACTACCGGTCGTTACTCCAAGTTGATTGGGAACCCTATTAACGGTTACGATGTTACTAACATACAGTCCGTACCTAACGATATCTGTATCACTAGCAAACTCAGTAAAGATTGGTACATTCCAACTCTTTGGAATATAGAATTGTAACATCTTTGTCACCTGTGCTTGCGTGATATAAGGATCGTTTTTTTGTACAGTGTACATTAGAAAAATCTCCTATCGCCATTGAAATAATCGACGTCGGCTGTCCAATTTTCTTCTAGTTTTGTAGTAGGACCGTTTGGTGAGTTTTGATACAAGTCATAGAAGTTCATTAACTCCAATGCTTTGATCCACTCACGGTCACAACGATCTTTTGCAAAATCGTAGTTCATCTTATCTACATCGTTCATGTTTGAAACTTCTGTTACCAGACTTTCATAGAACACTAGAACAGCGCCGAATGTATCAAGTCTAATCAGTGTCTGATCGTTTTTAATGAGTTGACTAGGATTAAAACTAGATATTAAGGCACCATTAGGAAGATTGGAATAATAGTAAGCACCAAGGACTGTGTCACAATACTTGTTCCACCATCCAAACTCTAACTTATAAAGCCACTCTTGTGAAGCGACTTTAAAGTATGGAGCCCAATCAATGCCCAATGCAGCCGCTCTACGCTCCGCTGCCGGATCATAAAACGCAATATCTTGCGCTGTTGCATTTGAGATTCTTTGATATGGTACTGACATATTATATTTCCTGAACTAATTTAAGATTAAGCCTGAACGATGTTAATAGCACCGCCACGACGCATGTCGCCAACGCCAGAACCGAAGTAGCCTACGCCAGTTAGCCAATTCTGTAAGCCGCCGGGGACCTCTCCAAGTTTAATCTCTAACCCTTGCTTCATAACAGTGAACAATGCTGAGTCACCGAAGTAACCACCGACTAGTACTGGAGTGGCTGCTGCACCTGCGACAGTACGGCTTGCACTACCTAAGAAGGTTGTTGACATGACCATGCAACCGTAGATGTTTTCGATACGACCGCTTGATAGCAATTCGTTACCCAATGCAGATAGGTTTGCACCACCAGATTGAGAAACTGCACCACCAGTTAGTTCTGATAGCAAACGATTCAATGTTGAACCGATAACACCATCATTACCATTGCTATCGATAACGATAACAGGAGCGCCGGGCATACGAGCGATTTTGAACTGTTGCTTAATCAAACGAATTGCTTCGGTAACTAAGTTAGCAGTGAAACCAGCAGTACCGCCAGAAACAGAAGCACCAGATGGAACTAATTCAACAGCGCCAAGTTGCAAGATACGATTGAAACCGTCTGCACTTGTTGCATAGAATGTGTTACCTGGAGTTGCTTTGAATTCTGCGAAAGCAGCCGCGACACGTTGGTCAACTTTTTCAGCGAATGAGTCACCCAATTCAGCACCTAATGTAGCAGCCAATTGGAATGATGTTGTCCAGCCGTAGAAAATATCGAATGCAGTCGTTGCAACAGCAGGACTTGCAGTGATAGTTTCTTGTGTCAATGATGGGTTTTGTACCGCAGCATTACCTGTTCCCCATGGGGCAGTAGCAGGGCTAGCCGATGGGTTGAAGTCTTGATACGTAATTGGTGCAAAGTTAGGAACTAAGAATTGATTACCTTGTGTAGGGGTAACAACGTTAGTCATATTAACTAGACCATTTGATTCGTGCATAGCACGTAGAGCGAAGTTTGCAATTGCGAATGTGAAGCCGAAGCCTTCACCATTCGATCCACCTAGGGTATAAGCCATTTTATTTTCCTTTTAAGTTAAGTTGGCAATCAGAGTATTCTTTGACTTGAAGTTGACTGTGTTGCTGATACAGTTGTACCTTTTAGACCCATGTTTCTTCCTAAACCATTTCGTTGAGCCCACTGATTAAAAGCAGCGGGATCTTTAGAATAGTCAGGAACACTGTCTTCAGGTGCACCAGCAAAATTGCCTTGTCCAGGTCGTAAACCAGATCCAGAATTAGAGTTACTCTGTTTAAGAAGTTTCGGATTACCCGATGCAACTTCTTGTACTAATCCTTGAATCGTAAGTGGAGATCCATCCATACCATAACGCTCTTGACCTTTTGAGTTAGTGATAACATATGATCCGTCTTGTGACCATTGAATGTTACTCTTTACTTTTTGTAAAGCGTAATCAATCATGTCTGGATCGAATTTATCGTTCATGGCTCGCTGAATGTCAGAGTCTAATTCCTTCTCACGTAATCTTTGCTCTTTTTGAGCAAGATCGTTTTGAAGTTTACTAAACTGTTCATGCAAGTCATTGGTAGTAACTCTGCCTTGATTGTTTTGAGTAGTTTGTTTCTCTACTGGCTGTGCGTTGCCAACGGATTGATTTTGAGCCCCTACTCGTGCCATATATGCTAATGCGTCTTCTACGCTTGTGAAGGGTACTCCACTTGCATTAGACATTGCAGATAGCAACGACTGAGTTGTGCTTTTACGAATTGCACCTGGGTTAACGTTTTGCTCTCCTGCTTCACTCATAGAGTCCTGGGCAGTTCCAGGGGCTACATCGTTGCCAACGAAATTTTGTTTAATATCCATTTAATTAGTTCCTTGATTATACGTAATCACCGAATGTGATAGAGTATTTATACAAATCATCTACCTGTGTTTAATCCTGTTATCTGTACTGCAACCGCTTGTTGTGTATAGTAACTTGGTCCCATTGGGGTGATAGGAGTACCTGATCCACCTAACAATGTTGTATTGTTCTGATCACCTTTTTCGTCTGATTCAGTGTCTATCTCACCATAGTTTTCAACTTCTGGGATAGATCCTGTGTCAGTCATGATAATCTGTTCATCTTCATATGTCATCAATTCTTTTACTGAACTGTCAGTCAAACTGTCAACATATATTTGTTGATATTCTTCAATGTCATCTGCTGGAGCAAGCATGCCAATAATCTCACGTGTGATTAGACTCTTAATAATCTCATTGTCACCAACTAATGTGCTTGCTTGCGTAATCAATGCCATTCTATAGTTTGTATCGTGTGCTTCATAGTCAGTGTTGTAATTAACTTGACCTGCCCAACGCATGCCCATAAATCGTGCGGCGAATGTAAAGATCAATCCTTCAGTAACTTCCATTAGACGGGCTTTACTCTTTGCTGTTCTATGTAGTTGTTTGCGTTCTTCAATGATTGACACGCCTGAAGCAACTTGGTTCTTACTATTGCGTAAGCCACCTAAGCCAGTCAATGCTTCAATTTGTTCTAGGATATCTTGTTGTGCTTTAATGATCTTATCTACGTCACCCGTATCAACGGATATTGCTTCTACTTGACCTTGCAATGCACGAACGATTGCGCCGGCGTGTACTGGGATACTAATCCCTTTGTCAGCACGAATGATTGTGTGAGCAAATTGTAATGCAGTGTACTTTTCGCATTCTAGTTTATAATGTTCACGCATTGCATCACTTGCTGAGTCAATGTCGGATACACCTAAATCTAATTGTCTTGGGTCTTTGCGACCATATGCGATGAAGACTGGGATGCTCATGCCTGCAGGGAATACACCTTCGCCAATCTTCCTTGCTTCATTCTCCATGAGACTTGATTCTTTAACACTCTTTGGCACTTCATAACTTTCCCAATAACTTGGCTCAGATTGTGTACCTAAATAGTAGCATTTTAAATAGTAATTGTGTTCATCTTCCATCTCTTTGATCTTAACATGTTTTAATATCGGACGACCACCATAGAAGTCAAACTCCCAATCCCATACATTAAGAGGACTAATTGCACATGCGTATGGACGTCCTAAACTACCTTCACTCTCTGTTGGCATATCTACTGCGACCCAGCAATGTCCAAAGATACTTGTTAAGTCACCGATCTGTTCCATGAAGCCGGTTAGTGAACGTGTTTGTAAGTCTGTATCATTGATGAACAAATCGACCCAGTCGCAGTTGTTAGGATCAATGTATCTGCCGTCTGGTGTAGCGAATTTTAGATTACGCTTGACACCTGGCTCAAAGAGAACATCATTGATTGTGTCAACAATATAACGACAAACAGGTTGTGCTACAGTGTTCTTAATCAAGTCGTTCCACAACTGACTGTCTTCACTAGGGCGCTTCTTACGCACACTTTGCTTGAATACATAGCCACCAAGATATGCATTTTGATAGCCAACCATTTGCATAAGGATAGCATCATATATGCCGCTTCGTTTCAATAAATCGGAATTTTTCATATTTTATAAGTCTCTTTAATGGCTACTTTGCCAGTGTTTATGGTCATAGATGTATTTATACTTTATATATACTAAGGTTTCTGCTTACAGAATTGATTGTGTCTGCGACCTATTACTGCTGGACTACCATGGTATCCACAGTGTTTGCATGTTTGATACATTGATTTGTCACTCCATGCTTTACCTACTCGACCTTTATTTGTCATTACATCTGTTTTTTGTTGATTAGTACCAACGTTAAGATGTGCAGGATTAACACAATGATAGTTGTCACAGTCGTGATAAACAACTTTGCCATCGATATTATGTCCTTCCCACTCCATTCTTAGTCTATGCACTGTACGCATCTTACCATCGTAACGAAAAAATCCATATCCAATGTTGTTCTTGCTTGCTGTCCATAGTTCGCATCCTGTTTTAGGATCTTGTTCTACATGTGAGTAGAAATAACTTTTATATTGTTCTTCAGTTGCCATATGTTAACTCCATACTTGGTAATCGTCTTGCTTATCGTCACCAGTCATAATTTCTTCCCAACTTGGTCCACCAGGATATAGAGGACTGTCTGGCATGTGATTCAATCCAGGACTGCCCAATCGTGCTTTTGCTGGATCCATACCCACGTACTCTGGGAAGTTTAATGTATCGTGCGTAATTGGGAATAAGTGATGTATGCCATAGCGTATACAGTCACCCAAGCCGTCTATGTGCGCATAGCGTGATTCACTATACTTTACTAGTTTCTTTCTGCTTGCATCTTCATAATGATATGTTTGCAATGCATCAAGCAAAAACTTATCGTCGGGTTTAACTACTAAGCCACCTCTCGCTATAAATGCGTTTGAAGTATTGTCAGTATCACTAATAAGAGGATTGCTTTTGCGAGTATTAACAATTGTGAATCCATATTTCTCCATGATTGTTCTGTCTGTTACGCCGAATGGGCTTGTAGTATCACGATTAACTTGCGTACCACTCATGTCGATTACGCTACTAATTCTACGTTTAGGGAAGTCTAAACGTATTGCTTGCGCTATGCCTTCTGTGCTACAGTCTGGTATTGCATAACTTTTAAGAATCTCAATGGTACCGTGTGGCTCTCCTGCATTCTTTACTTGCGCTACGGTAGCACACATGACCCTTTTATTAAAGTCATGGAATGTGTAAAGATCGTAACCTAAATCTTTAATCTCTTTACAATATTTGTTCTTGTCCCATGCATAGTAGAATTGATCTGCAACGTTCTCAAAACTACACATATAATCCTGTTGAAACTTCAATGGACTAATGATACGCTTTTGTTCTTCAATGAACTCTTTGTTACCAGAACGCATTTGAATATAGTTGAAATGCCGTACTATGTATTTGTCTGGCATGTCTTTAGCAAGTTGAAATAAATCGTAGAGAGGTCCTGCACCGTTAGGTGTTGAAATAACGATGAGTTTACCGAATGTGTCTGGCTGGCCGACCTTAGGTCTAAGACGGTTTGTAATCTCTTGTAGTGTATCTTGTGTATATAGTGCCGCTTCGTCTGCTACCCACACACCTACGTTGAGACCCCTCAAATTTTCTCTTTGCTCTGCACTTTTACAGCGAATAAAACAACCATTAGGAAATTTAATAGTTAATTCACTATTATTAATATCCTTTCCATCCACTAAGCCAAAGTGATGAATACAACTTTGTTTCAATGGCTCCCATATCAAAGACTTTATCATTGCTCCAGTGGGTGCTGAATATATGATATCCTTGCCGCGGTGATAGCGAGGGTTACTAGCGAATATTGGAAGCGCAATCGCTGCCAAGAAAGTCTTCCCACTACCAACAGGCACAATGTCAATGTTGTGTTTGTCAGTATTGAGCCAATCTGCTAGTATCGTGTTTTGCTCACCATACAACGGTATCTCAATTTGATTCATTTTTCCATTCGGATAATTCTATTGATGGAAACGTGAATCCAACGTTCATTGTCTGACCGTTACTGGTCATGTCTACTTCTTGTTTATCTGCAACTACTTTGTTTAAAAACATTTGTTGATAACGTTGCACTAACATTAAGTCACCTGATTGTCTTGCTCTTGCATAATCTTCTGCGAGACCTTCTGCAAATGGTACATCACGCTTTGCAATCTCAGCAAGAATGTCTGTTGCGCTTAATTTAACTGTTGAACCTACTTTGCGTCCTGAGTTAGGTCTTGCGCCACCACGACCTTTCTTTTTTTCAGTTTTTTGAAGAATCTGATTATCAACCATAGGCACCGGATCATGTTCCATATTAAATAATTCCTCCATATTATCATTCACTTGTGTGCGAATAATATTCTGTGATAAATGATTGATTGTCCTAGACATAAATCTTTTCCCAGTCATCGGGATTGTCAGTTGGATCTAATCCATCATAAAGGGTTTTATCTGTTGGATCCTTTTTGTTGATGTACCTTAGTTTACCGAACACTGATGTAAGTTTTTGATTGTCTTTTGACCACGCTACAATCAGTTCTTTTACTCTGTCTTTACC